ACCCTGCATGTCCTTACGGGCACCAGTCATGCTGTTGCGGATCAGCAGATCACGCATCTCTTGGCTGATAGTGCTCTCGCCAGTCTTGGCCATCCACGACTGAACGTTGTCAGTCAGACGGTTCTTGTACAGGCTGTTGAACATAGGGTGACGAACCATGATGTCATCCGGCATGGTGCCGGTCCACTTCATGACTGTTTCCATATTGCGCTTCAGGAAGTTCACAGTGGGATCGCCACCGTGCACTAGAAGGTTGATGTCTGCGTGGATGTCAGGGCGCATACGCGCATCTGGCATGTAGTTCTCAATAGTACTAGCATTGAATCGGCCTGCTAGAGCATCATCACGCATGCCATCCTGTGGCAGATACGTCTTCACCAAGGAAGCGACAGTGCTCACATGGTCGTCGGCATCTCCTACATGAAGTGCCCGCATGTGTGCTCGACCCTGTGACGTATCACGAAGCCAGTTTGCAACCGCATCCAGCGGACGTCCCTGAACGATCTGCTTTGCAACAGGATCAGGAAGCATCTGGTTACGGATGTAGTGGACGTAGGCTCGCGTATGCTTGGCCACGTCATCAGTTGCGGAGATAGTGCCAAAGTTGCGCGTCCGGATAGCCGTCAAGACGGAGTGGTTGCGATGCGCAGCATCGTCCACCATTGATCCCCACGTAGGGTGAGAAGAAGTCCAAAGCCGTGCCCACTCTCCGTTAGGTCCACCGAAGGCCTCAGGCCAATCGATGTTGCTTCCTGCGATCTTGAAAGAACTATCACCAAGACGGTGGTCGTCCTGAATGAAGTCGAGCTTAAGATTCTTTAGCTGTGTGTACTTGTTCTTGAGCTGCTGTAGCTCAAGGGGAGAGATCCTGAGATCCTCAGGAATATTGTTGATGCCCATGGCACGCTGGGTCTTGTACTGGGCTAGAAAGCCCTCGTAGTCGGCCTTAGCCTGACCCATAGCACGCGTGTGCGTGGCTGCCACGTTACGGGCAAGAGTGTTGCGTGTCGCACGGATGTAGCCGTTACGAAGGAAGTTGGCTGCACCGTCAGAGGCGTTCTGAATAGTTGTCAGAGCACCAAGCTTAGCCATGCTGCGAAGATAGTCGTCGCCGATGTGGTTGAAAGCGCGGTGTCCGGTCATAAGGCTCATCGGCTTCCAAATGCCATACACCTGATCTAGAGCACCAATCAGTGTGTCCTTGGCATTGGTTCCCGCATTGCGGATAGCACCCATGACACCTGTCTGATCCATGCGTTCCAGTGCATTTTCCAGACTCTTCAAGTTAGCCATGGGAACAGCACCAGCCTCAAGCTGTGTGATCAGCTTGGGATGGATGATAACATTGTCATCAGGAGACGGCAGTAGTGCATGCTCCTCATCAGACTGAATCTTTGCCGTGCCGTAGGCGCGAGACTTAGCAGCATTCAGATAATTCTGACCCTTGGCACGAGTAGTAGTAAGGATCTTCTGCATCTGGCTAGAGCTGATACCGAAACGATCGCCAACCTTGTTGTAGACCTCATTCTCGATATCAGTCCACACCTTCTGGCGGTCAGCCAGAGTAGCAGAACCATAGCGCTGGATGAAGTCAGCCTTCTCATCTGGGCTGAGTGTGGAAGACTTGTTCAACCACGTACGAGCATACTCGACAGCCTGATCATCGCGGTGGTTGATGACGCCTTCGATACGATCAGTAAGTCCCTGATAGATTCGAATAGGAAAGTTATAGAAGGCGTTACGCAAGAAGCTGACGCCATCAACGTCCCTAGTGTTCGCATACTTCAGATTGCCCTTGAGTTCAGCCAGACGGTTGGAAATAGCGCTGGTAGCAGTGCGACCACGCAGAGAGCTGTGTAGATCTAGAATCTGCTGTGCACGCTCAGGATTGATGTCGATATCTGCCTGAGCCGCATTGGCCTTCGTCTGAGAGATATTGCGGAGCCACTGCTCCTTCTCATCGTCAGAAGCTGCGGTAAGCGCCCACTTCTCTGTTGCCTCAATAGGCAACAGCAGGTTGGAAACCTGCACAGCCACGTCAGGAGACTTCTGAGCTAGCTCATCGATAGCCTTGGAAGCTGTCGGAAGCATGTTGGCTGTCTGAGATAGCGTCTGTGTTGCAGACGCAAGACCTGCTGCCACCTGACGAATCAGACTGATTTCTTCAGGAGTCTTAGCTCCCGCGATGAGAGAAGCCATCTGGTAGCGGTACGGGTTCAGTGTAGTTCCAGAACCCTTGACCAAAGGGTGCTCAGCAATCTGTGTTACAGGGCGATTCAGAGCCCACGTGTTGAATGCCTGACTAGCGGGCGCATTCATCTTAGCCAGAGCCTTAGACTCGGAATCCGCACGGGTGATAGCACCACCACGAATATCCTTCAGAATCTTGACACCACGACCAAGATGAACAGTTGGATCTGCATAGTAGTCAACGATAGCGTCGGACAGCCCAGAGGCGATCTTGTTGCCCCAAGCATTTGGAGAGTTCGGATCCTTGAACTTGGCCTTGGCTGCTTCTGCGTCCAGCGGGTCAACGATACGAGTGCTATCAGGCTCAGAGAACTGAGGCTTTACAGGGCCGATAGGCTGCTGGTCACCAGCAGCAATAACAGTTGCCTGTCCAGGCGTCATGGTTGCAGAAGCATCCCAAGACTGAGACCACAGAGATCCCTGGAACCAAGACCAGTTAGCGTGTCCCTGGCTTGCTTCGTACTCGTTGTGAGCGCTGTAGATAGTCGCTGCCGTGTACGGACGCTGAACAAGATTGCGGAATAGCCAGCCTGTAGCGTGGAAGACCGGAGCCACTGTGTGGCTCTCCACATCATGCCAGATCTGGCCGATGTCCTGAAAGGGGTTGGTAAGAGACCAACCCTTGCTCTTGTCCTTCTTAGGCTCTTCCGGCTGGTTCTGAGCCTGCTGTTCCTGCTGAGAAGCAATAGCGGCGAGATTGTCTGCCTGATACTGCTGGTTGGTATCAATTGCACCGCCAGGTGCGGCAACATCCCCGGCAACAGGGCCGATTGCCCCCGCCTGGGGTCCGACAGAGCCGCTAAGCGGATCCACCATTTGGAGTGTTGCCTGAGACACTGTTGTCTACCTCTGACTCGAAGTGGGGAATATTTGAAAAAAGGTCTACTGGAGTACTTCGAACAGTGTCATAGGCCACTCCAATGCCCAGCATGAGCTTCTGCGCCTGAGGATCCTGTTGGATGCTATCAAGCACGTTGGCCATCATGTTCATTGGAGTAGACCAAGACATTACTGTTGTCCGCTTCGGAGAAGGTTTACGAATAGACGAGTACTGGGAAGGGCGTCGTTCATGTTGGCCATCATCTCGAAGAGAGGAAGGCTGCGACTGATCTTGCCGATATCCTGCTGCTCTACTTGAACCGGTGAAGAACCCAGCGCAGTAGGACCAGGACCAGGACCCAAAGCTGCACCAGCCGTGACAGGCTCAGCGGGTCGAGACGACCCAGCGCTAAATGGAACGACTTGGCCTGCTGCCGGATTCGGGGGTAGCTGATTAGGATCAGCAGGATTAGACGGTCCCTGCGAGTTCGGGGACGCAGATAGTGGCGCACCCTGTTGAATAGCCTGGAACTGGCTGTTTTCCCCATACTTCGCGTCTGGCAGATCTCGCAGAGCTTGAGCGGGTCCACCATCAGTTCGCCTACTCAGTTGTCCCGGACCCGACACTCCCGCCGGATTCTGTGCCTGTGGCATCATAGACTCCTGAGGTTAACATTTCAATTTCGTGTGAGGCCTGCATGATGAAGCGTTCGCGATCATTCTGTTCAGTAAATCGCTGAAGAGAAATATCCTGAAGAACCTCCAGGAATCCTGCGAAGCTGCGGAGAATATTTCCGATGAGTTCGAAGAACGCCCCTACGACAAGCCAAAGCGGGTGCTTCTTGGTCTTAGAGAAGGGTGACGGTTCGTCATCCTCAAAGTCAACGTCTGGATCAAACTCATCTTCCACGACTACTCCTTAGCTGGCTGCACTACGCTCGGTTCCTGGGTTGCCAGGGCTAGAGCCCTGTCCTGGGTTGTAAGTTCCACCGATTGGTGTGGTACGGAAACCGCGAAGGCCTCCACCATCCCAAGTCTGTGCAACCTCTCCCTGATGCATGCTGTGCCCGTCAAGGGCAGAAGTGTCGATCAGCCCAGACCAGCTAGACTCGATCGCACCTGTGTTGCCTGGAATACTGCCAGACTCGAAAGTGTGCTCATCAACTCGGGTAGAGCCCATTCCTTCTGGACCCATGTCGCCCTGCTTGGGCGGGGTTGGCGGAACTGCATCCGCAAAGTTAGGACGCTCGAACTGACGTCCACCACCGACAGCCATTACATAATCTCCTTGTTGCAGCAAGCGGACTTGAAGACATCCACGTTCTTGCCCTTGACCTTAGCTGTGGCGTTGACGCCCACTAGAGTACGAGCACCGCAATGCTTACATCCACCTGGATTGGTAGCGTGACGGAAGGCTCGAACGAACCTTTCATCTTCAATATTGATATCTTCGGCGATCATCGCCTGCTTGAGAGTTTCTAGATCGATCATCCTGCTGGAAGCTTCCTCATGACGTTAGCTTGTAGGGTTGGTGCTCCTCCGCCGGATAGGCCAGCAAGAAGCTTCTGAATATCAGGTGGTCCCTGCTGCATCTGCGGCATCGAGCCAGGAGGCCCCTGTGGGGCGCCCGGAGGCCCACCAGGACCAGACATACCAGGAGGCATCTGATCGGCGCCAGAAGGCGCCTGTGGAGGCGTCTCAGGGGCAAAGGCTGTTAGGATTGCCTTGTGCACCGGAATGCCCTTCTCACGCTCATCCATGACCTTGGCCAACTTCTTGAGCATGTCTGAAGGATCCTGACCCTGCGCTGCCATCATCGGAACAGCCATAGCTGTTTGAGCCAGCATCTGCTTAAGCGCATCGGTAAGTTCCTCAGTGTCAATCTGCTCCATGACCTGATCAACATTAATGTCGAAGGGCAACTGTCGGAGTGCGAAGTCTCGACTGATGAGCTTGTCACCACGTGCTTGCAAGAGGAACACCAGCGCACGGTTTGGGTCCATTCCTGCGGCCATACCGTAGGTGACGTCAACCTGATAAACTCCTGCAATGTCACGGGACGGGACATAAGTCTCTTCAAACTGCTGTCCGTTGACCTGGACACGAATGAACCGCCTTGTGTTCTTCCAGAACTTCTCATCCATCTCGAACGCTGCGCCGATTGCACGGCGAAGTGTATCACCTAGAATGAGCTGATAGGTTCGAACCTTGGAGTCGATGGTGCCCATCAACTCTTCCATACCGCGACCTGTTACGATCGAGCCAGGAGACTTTCCTGTGGCACCTTCAGGGAAACGAGCACCGACAGTGATGTCCTGGTTCAGAAGCTCACCCTGCTGCCACGCAGCAGGAGACATCTCGGTAGCAACATACTTGATGCCGCCAGGATCCGTGGAGCGGATCACACGGTCACGTCCGAACGGAATGTTGACCACATCAGGTCCGACAACCAGCGGAGCATTGATACTCTTCTTAGCTGCTGCCATGCCGTACTGTGCGAACACAGCACGGGCAACCTGGATCCAGATCACATCATCGTAAGCACCGCGAGACTCTTCATCGAACTTGGGTGCTTCGGCAACGAACACCGGACAGCGGCCAAGCTTGTTGTCAACACGCAGCAACTGAAGGTTGTCGCGACTTGGAACGTATGTGATGATCTGATCGTCATCGTGGTACGTAACCATTTCGAGCTTCTGGTTGGACTCTGCATGCATACCCGCCCTCAGCGCACTAGCAAGATGAGGGAACTTCGCACAGAGCGAATCTACATCGGAGTCGTAGACCTTAGCAAACCAACGAGTGTGACCAAAGATGTCAAGATCGTAGTAGCAACCCAAAGGGTTTTCGAAACGCAACCGAGGGCCTGGCTCGCAGTAAGCGTCGCCAAAATGCGGCTCCACGATAATGGGGAGAAAGCTGTACGTGTTAAGCCAGTCAGACGCCTCAACCATGTTGACCTTGACACGGCTGTTCTCCAGATAATTATGAGCGATCAGCGTACGACGCTGAGCGTACTTCTTTTGACGATCACTGGTCATGACTCCCGAAGTACAGGAGACTGTCGGCATCTGGCCGATCTGCTCGGAACTGTACTGTGCCGCAACGTTGATAACGTTGGAGACGATCGGCTTGGGGAAGTCATCGGCCAGTAGTCCAGGGGCCACACGGTCAAGCTCAGAGGCACGAACGGCCCGAACCTGATTCATTCGCATGTCTCGCCCATACATACGAAGCCGTGCAGCGGCGACCTTCTTGGCCACATCATGAGGGCTCAGTGGCATTAGTTCTCCCACCATCTCGCGGGGTTGCTGATGATAGGCTCGCCTATATCAGGTTCTCGGTACTGGCCCTGTGAAGCACTATACCAGTCAATATTGATTACAACTTGCTCTTCACGATCACGCTCAGAGAGCCAACCGTCATCCCAGAAAGACAGCCCGTCCTGCTGGTCCAGCAGTTCCCGACACCTGATCTCCACAAACCACAGCGCCATCACACAGTCTTGGACAGGAGCCTTCGCTGTGGTCACTGTAGGGTACCAGGCAACCAACTGTTCGACAAGGCTCTGGATTCCAGCGTGGTTGCGCCTCGATGGGAACTCGATTGCGTTTGTGCCTTGCTCCCAGCCCTTGAACAAGTTTGCCAAGGTAGCGACGCCCCACTGAGTATCCCACTTGTTCTTTCCTGTCGTGTGGCCGGTCATACGAACACCACGTGATGTCATCCACGTTCGCAGGTCTTCGTCCTGCATAATAGACTGCTGGTAGGCGTTGGTCTCAATGCGCCACTCGTTGATGCCATAGCGGCGAGTCCACTCCTTCATGACAGCGGCGGTCTGCGCTGGAAGCGCACCGTGCTGATTCCACACGTCTAGAAGATATCGACGCCCAGTCGATAGATCTGCGCCAACCACGACCATGGCCGTGTAGTTTGTAGCTGCCGGGTCAAGTCCGGCGACCACGTATAGTCCTGCCATACCTTCTGGACGGACACCGGGGA